CCACAGGCACCAATTGTTCCAGTAGTTCCAGTAGTTCCAGTAGTTGCAGGAGAACCAGTAGTAACATCAACACCTGCACCAGTAGATGAAGATGATGACTTACCGTTCTAAGTTAAAATAATATATAGATAAGAAATGGGTACTTTGTTGCCCATTTTTTTTCCTCTAAGAAATAATAATAAGAAGTAATAAAAACCAAAAAGTTATGGCAGGTAAAGCACCAAAAAGACCAATTAAGAAGAAAGCATTCGATAATAAGGCGTTCAAAAAGAACAACGGACTTGATATCGTAGTTAAAGAAAAGGAATTAACATGGATACCATTATCAGATGCATTTCATGAAGCATTAAAGATTCCAGGATTAGCAAGAGGATATTTCACTAGTTTTAGAGGATATTCAAACACAGGAAAGTCAACAGCTATTTACGAAGCAGTTGCGGGAGCACAAAAGGTTGGTGATTTACCAGTAATTATGGAAACTGAAGGTAACTGGTCGTGGGAACACGCTAGAAACATCGGTGTTGTTTTTGAAGAAGTAGTTGATGAAGCAACAGGTGAAGTAATTGATTATGAAGGTGACTTTATCTTCATGAACGGAGATGACCTTATGAAGAGATTTCAGAATGTTGATTATTCAAATGGTAAAGTTGGTACTAAGCCACTTAGATATGAACCAATCATTGAAGATATCGCTAGATTCATGACTGAATTACTTGACTTACCAGAAGAAGGTGAATTAGATAGAGACTTATGTTTCCTTTGGGATTCAGTAGGGTCACTTAACGGTTTCCAATCAGTAATGTCTAAGTCTAGTAACAACCAATGGAATGCAGGTTCTATGGAGACAGCGTTTAAGTCGCTTACTCAACATAGACTTCCATCATCTAGAAGAATGGGTAAACCGTATACAAATACGTTTGCAGTAGTTCAAAAGATTTGGTTAGATAACATGAATACAGTTATCAAGCACAAAGGTGGTGAAGCATTCTTTTACGCACCAAGAGTAATTGTACACTTTGGAGGTATCCTTACACACTCAACGGTTAAGTTAAAAGCAACTTCTGGAGGTGAAGTATACCAATTCGGTATCGAAACTAAAGTAAGGTGTGAGAAGAACCAAGTTAACGGTGTTGAGGAGCAAGGTAAATTAGCTTCAACTCCACACGGTTACTGGAACCCATCTAAGATTGAGGAATACAAGAAAGAGCATAGAGACTACATCCTTAAGAGACTTAACAGTGAGTCAACTGACTTTGTTGTTCTTAGAGAAGAAGATGAAACAAAAGCTGATACAAAAGCTTAAGAGTTAGTAAATAGATTGTTTAACCCTTTAAATAGGTATTAATGCGAAGAACACCACCAAGAGTCGGTAGTAAAAAAGTAGAAAGTAAACAAAACACATTAGTTGTAGACGGTAATGCCCTTTTCAAAAGAGGGTATTCCGCAACTAAGCGTGACGACGAAGGTAGTGATAATCCAATCGGGGGTATCTACCAGTTCCTTACTGTCTTAAGGAAATTAATGGAAGATGACTTATATCACAAAGTATACGTATTTTGGGACGGGCCATTCTCTGGAAAATTGAGATGGGAAATATATAAGGATTACAAGGCGAATAGGAATAAAGATTATATTAATGGAACTATTCCTGATGATGAAATGGAGGTATATCAACGAGGAGTTGTATTTAATTACCTAGAAGAGCTATATATTCGTCAATTAATTGACGAAAAGGTTGAAGCAGACGATTTTATTGCGTACTTTTGCAAAGTGAAGCAAGATACAGAAAATATAACGGTAGTAACAAGCGATATGGATATATGCCAACTAGTGGATGACAACGTTAGATTGTACTTACTTCATTTAAAGAAATACATTACTCCAAGTAACTTTAAAGAGCAATTTGGATATCATCACACAAACATTGCAGTAATGAAAATTCTTTGCGGTGATTCAAGTGACAATATCAAAGGAGTTAAAAGACTTGGTGAGGGTACACTATTAAAACACTTCCCACAACTAATTGATAGGAACGTAAGACTAGAGGAAATAATTGAAGGGGCTAGTAAATTACAAAACGAGAGATTAGAAGCGAAGAAGTCAAAACTACAAGTGCTTGAAAATATTATTAACGGAATTACCGACGGAGTACAAGGTAAGGACTTATATGATATCAACGAACAACTGATAGATTTAACAAAGCCATTAGTAACTGAATCAGCATTGAATGACGTAAATCAATTGATAAGTTCACCACTAAGTGATGACAGGTCAATCAAGAACGCATACAAGATGCTTAAGGATGATGGTATTGACAAGGTGCTTGGCCAAGCCAGGTACGAAACATATTTACTTCCATTTAAGAAATTAATGGAAAGAGAAAAAAAAGAAAATATAATAAACTAAATTTTAAATTATGAAGAACAAGAGAAACCCATGGGACAGTTACAGGTTTGAATTTGCATTGTACATCAATGAGCAAGCTAAAAAAGAAGAAAACGCTAAGAAGCCAATCATATGTCAAAGGATGTTTGATGTTAAAGGTTTTAATAAGGAATCTATTAACTCTATCGAGATTAAGGATTTGATGGATGAATTAACTGGTATTCATACACCAACAATGGGTATGATTCCTAAATTTCTTAAGAAGATTTCTAAGAAATATGCGTGGGGAAGTTACAACCCATATAGAGTTGTAGCAATTGACGAAGATGCTAAGAACATTTTTGAAAACGAAGACATCTTCACATTCGAAATAAAGTGTGATAAGAAAGTAATTGGTAAGAGTTCTTTCTCTGGAAACTGGTTCCAAAAAGACGTTATATATGAGGTAAATATTAGAGAGATTATACCAAGTATTATCGCAGAAATTGGAGAACATTTGAGTAGAGATGAGTATACAACGTCATACGGGGGGTATGAGATAAATAAATCATTAGCACCTGTTGATTTAGTATCAAAATAACATATTTATTTATAACTGAGTTTTAGAAATGAGCGTAATCAACAAAGATAAATTAGGATATTTAGGTTTAGATTTCCAGTATAGATTAATCCAACAAATTCTAGTAGATAGAAAGTTTGGTGAGACTATTATCGACATCTTACAACCTAACTACTTTGAAGACAGTTTCCTTAGAACTGCTTCATTAAAAATAGCTGATAACTACGAGGAGTACGGTGTTATTCCTGATGTTAGTAGCTTAGAATCAATGATTTTATCAACAGTCTCTAACGAGATAGATAAAGAAATGTATTCTGAACAATTCAATAAGGTAAAAAATGCAGAGCTTAATAACGGACTTCATACGCAGGATACTGCTATGAAATTCTGTAAGCAACAAGAATTGAAGAGGTCTGTTAGAGAAATTCAAAAAATTATTGAAACTGGTAACTTAGATGACTACCCAGAATGTGAAGACATTCTTAAGAAAGCGTTGGAAGTTGGTGATAGTAAGGATGATGGGATGGATGTGTTTGAAGACCTTGAAAGTGTATTAGCGGAAGATTTTAGAGACCCAATCCCAACAGGTATCAATGGACTTGATGGTTATATGGATGGTGGTCTGTCTAAAGGTGAGTTAGCTGTAATCTTAGCGCCTTTTGGTGTTGGTAAGACTACTCTTATGACTAAGATAGCAAACAACGCTAAGAACGTCGGAAAAAACGTTTTACAGATTTTCTTCGAAGACAACCCTAAGGTAATTCAAAGAAAACACTTAACATGTTGGATGGGGGGTAAATATACTCTAAATGAATTAACCGAGAACTTTGATGAGATAATTGAAACGGCTAAGATGAGAGAAGCACAGCCAGGTCAAATTAAATTAAAGAAGTTTCCTAGTGATGGTACAACTATCCCTATGATTAAACAATACGTTAAGAAATTAATATCTACTGGTTTTAGGCCTGATATGATTATACTTGATTATATTGATGTTGTACAACCAAGTAAGGCGTTTGCTGATGAATGGTCTGGTGAGGGCAATGTAATGAGACAATTCGAAACACTTCTTAGTGAATTAGACATCGCAGGGTGGACAGCTGTACAAGGTAATAGAAGTTCTATTAACGCTGAAACGGTTGACTCAAGTATGATGGGTGGTTCAATCAAGAAAGGTCAAATCGGTCACTTTATTTTATCAATAGCTAAATCACTTGAACAAAAGGAAACTGGTTTTGCTAACATGGCTATACTTAAGTCTAGATTCGGTAAAGACGGGATTCAATTCGATAATGTTATATTCAACAATGCAACGGTTCAAATCGATATGACAGAAGATGGTGGGAAGGGTAATACATTCCTACAAAGTAAGGAAGTTAAGAAGACTAACGACCAAACTAGAGTTAACGAAGCTCTTCAAGCGCTAAATAAATTGCCAGGGGCGAGTGGAAACACAGA